TGAATGGCAATTCGAGGACATGCGCCTCTCACCGCAACTGGCGGGCGACGGCCTGGCGCTGTCGTGGCTGCGCACGATGCTGGCACAAGCTAAAGACGCCTCCGCGACCGCTAGAAAGGATGATCGCGTGGCCAGAGCGGTCATGGTGCTAGAGGAACAGATCCACCTCAACTCCGTCAGGCAGATGGCTGCAGAGATGCCGGCCCCCAGCAGTCCAGCTGACACAGCTGGCCAGGCGGCAGCACTCATAGAGGCCATCAACGAGCCCAACCGGCAGCATGACCCCGGGCCGAGTGCGTGCCCAAAAGGCAGCGAGCATCAAGCGCCACAGGCGCAGCTTGCTCGCAGCGAAGACGACCTGGGCCAGCAGGCTCGTGGCGCCGGCCAGCTTGGTCCGCACATGCAGCCTACAAACAGAAGATCCCCAAAGCCGCGTGCGCCCAATGCACGGAACGTGGGGGTGCTAGAGCTGAGCGGCTCATTCCAATGAGCGGACGCTGCTGCCAGCACCTCATACAGCTAGCTGCTGGGCCGGGGCTGTGCCCTACTGACGTGTGGTACAGGTGGCGCGCCGCGGGGGCCACAGCTGCTTGGCTCTGCAACAGCACCCGACGCAACTGCAAAAGACAGTATACAAGCTCATGCCCACCACTCATCAATGCCGGTGACTATGCAGATGCCCCAGCAGGTTTCGTAGGCCGTGTGCGCATCTCGCTGCAGAGCGTCGTGAACCACGTCAGGCTTCCGGCGGAATGCCTGAGCTCGTACCTCCGAGACAACAGAGGCCAAACCAGCTACGTCGTCGCCACGGCCATCCTGTGGGCCGACGCCATGAGCGCCGCCGGCCACCATAGGATAGCATGTGCAGCAATGGCCACACCCCTGGCAGACTGGGTCGCAAAGGGAACGACAACGCTGGAGACTTTGGGCAGGCACGCACTGCACGTTGAGCACGACACTAAGGCTACCCGCCACGCCAACGGCGCCCACACACTAGTGGCTAGGCTTAAAACGCTGTTGGGCCGCGACCTGCGGCCACACGACATCGAGGCGGAGCTGGCTGAGCGGTCTTATGCCAGCCGGCCGCACTACTACGATCTGCATGACCCAGCCACGCGCGTCGAGTGGCTGCGAGGGCTCACACGACACCTGTCCAAACGTGTCTCGGAAGGCCTCCAGGCTATGGTCGGCAAAGCACAGACGCCAGAAGCTTGGTGGGCCACGCGCATTGCTTGGCTGCCCGGCGGCACGGCGTCCGACAAGTCGCGTGATGCGTGGCCCCAAACATTGCGCGACCAGAAATACATAACCAGCTCGAAAACCATGATGCTCGGGCCAAAGACTCTAACGTGGTTCTCCGACATCACCAAGCGCAGGCCACGCATGGTATGTCGGGCTGCGACCAAGCACGAGCCCGGCAACAAGCGCAGGCCCCTCCGCGCCTCAGACGACGAGTCCTACGTCATGCAGGCCTATGCATCGAACAACCTCGAGAAATTCTTCAGTCTGGACGGCGCTGTTATGCGGCAGACGCCTGAGGACGTCCGGGAGACCCTCGTTGGCATCGCTAACATGCGCTCGGGGCAGATCCTATGCCTCGACTACAGCGATTTCAACCTTACACACACCACACTAACACGGTGCCTCTACAACTGCATCATAGCGGTGCAGTATGCTAAAAACGGCGCACATGACCAAGCGGCGGCCGCCCTGTGGGTGGCGAAGGCGCAGCTACAGCACATGCTCGACAACCAGCTGAGCAATCAAGGGCTGTCTAGCGGTGAGCGGGACACCGCGCGCGACAACACGATGCTGCACCAGGCCTATGCGGACCTAGCTGTAGAGAGGGTCAGCTTGCGCGACGGCTACCAGCCATGCGGCATGCGCCGCATGTGCGGTGATGACGAGATCGCCATTGGCCTGCGCTGGGAGCACGCCGTTGCCTACTATCACGAGCACCGGGCGCAAGGGCATGACCTCCAGGCCAGGAAGACACTAGTTAGCCCACACTGCGGCGAGTTCCTGCAATACAATATGCACACCAGCGGGGCTCTGCCAACAATGCCCCTAACGCCCAACCTCAACAACTTTGTCTCGGGTTCGTGGTACAAGAACAGCAACTACGACCCTTACGAGTACCCTGACCAAGTGAGCAGTGCAGCCAGCAGCTGCGTACGCCGCGGTGCGCGGCCGCGCACTATGCGAATGCTGTGCATGGCTACG